TTAAGCTTTAACGATATTAACAGCTTGCAAACCACGATCGCCATTCTCAACACCGAAAGTCACTGACTGACCTTCATCAAGCGTCTTGAAGCCATCACCTTGAATAGCTGAGAAGTGAGCGAAGACATCATCACCGTTTTCACGTGTGATAAATCCGAAACCCTTATCGCCATTAAACCACTTTACTGTACCTGTTTCCATTATATGTTTCTCCTTTGGTGCAATCACCAATTTTTTTGTAATTTTAAATAATTGGCGCTGAGAGTCCTCCGAGAAAAACAAATCAAAATCAAAAACTTTATTACTTTATTAGAATAACACTCCAAACGCGAGATAGCAAATAAAATGCCCAACCAGATAAAATTTGATTGGGCATTTTTATAGTTATTCATTTTTCTTATCTTCTGACTTACCAAAACCATTAGCAAAACCATCAATAATTGATGTGATGGATTTAGTAGCCGTTTCATTCAATCCTGTTGAAGCAAATCCAGCCCATACACCTAGCACGATGTCTTGCACTAGCTTTGTGTCTTTGGTGTAAAACGATAGCCCGATTGCTACCAGAGCACCAACAACGACAGCAATCAAAGGTAACAGATGGTTGTTAATCTTGGTAGGTTTCAACACCTGCACAATTAACCACACGATCACTAGAATCGCGATATTTGAATCTACATTAAATGTCATTATTTCTCCTTAATATTTTAGTGTTTGACCAGGATAAATCAAACTAGATACACCATTCATCGATTGTAGATGAGCGACAGTTGTTCCTAATCTTGAAGCGATTAACCAAAGGCTATCGCCTGATTTAACTGTGTATGATTTCGTTGTCGAGTAAGACGCAGTGCCAGATACTTTTAACGTTTGTCCCACATAGATGTAATTGGCATTCGAAATACCGTTCAATGCTTGTAAGTTAGCAGTTGTTGTCCCATACTTTGATGCAATCGTACTCAAGTTATCGCCATACTTTACTGTATAAGTGCTTGTTGAAGCATAACTAGTTGTTGCTCTTGATATCTTCAAGACTTGACCAACATAAATATAGTTAGGGTTGCTGATCCCATTCAGTGAAGCCAAGGTTACAGACGATGTGCCGTATTTAGCTGCGATGGCGCTTAGACTATCACCTGATTGAACTGTGTATGTCGAGCCTGTAAATGTAGATGAAACAGGAGCTGAAGTAGTTGTAACGATTTCAACATTTGACTTATTAGCCCATGACATAATGCCGCCTAGCAATACTTTGTTACCAGATACTTGAGCAACGGTATATGACTTACCCTTTACCCATGCCTCTCCCGATGCCCAGTTAGTTGCACTAAAGTTAACCTTAACCGTGTCACCTACTTTAATATCAGCCTTAGAGGTATTATTAGCTGCTTGTCCTGCATTTGTAGCTGGTGTATTAGTTTCTGGTTTAACAGTCGTCTTACCCGAATCAGTAGTAGTTGAACCGTTATAACCATTATCCGTAATACCTGATAAATCAATATTGCCATCAAGACCACCCGCTATATAGGTAGAAGTAAACTGGAATACGCCAATATTTTTGAAACTAGGGAAGTAATTGTAGTTTGGTGTTGGTGTTACTGCGTAGTTAGGATATTCAGCTAACCATAGTTGTACATTGTCAGCGATACGTGACAAATTGGTATTATTTTGCAGATAGTTTAGATATCCATAAACCATCGGCGTATAACCTGCCCTACGGATTTTATCCATAGCGTGCAAAATAACATCTGTATTTTGATAACCACTTTCGACATCTAAAGCTACAATTGAACCTTTTGGTGTTTGAACCTTTGGTAAGAAGTAGTCTAGTGTTGAATCTGCAACAGCATAACTAGTAACGTTTTGCCACCAAATATATGTGTGCATTCTTTTACCTTGAGCAATGCCAGAAGACACTTGAGAATTATAAGTGTATTGTCCATAAATACCATTCCCATTGTAGCCACCTATTTGAGAAATGGCGAACTTGTCTCTAGCATAACCAAATTGTCCTGCCGTTCCGTTATAGATAGACCAGTCAACACCTTGATCGCCCTTAGCAGCAAATACTGGTGTTGCCGATACGCCAAACAAAAAAGCAGCGCTTGCTGAAACGACTGCTAAACGTTTTAATCTATTCATTTGTTTTCCTCCAAATAAAAAAGCTAGGCATTGCGCTTAGCTTCGTGTTCTACTTATCGTTTTTATTGAACAACGTGTGAATCTGTTCACCGTGAGTAGCTAAAGTAACATCATGTTGACTAAGATGTTTACTAATCTCGTCAATTTCTATCTGACTTTTAGACAGCGCTGTGTTTAATGCTCCAAAGTTTCCGTTTAGTTCACGAATTTGAGTACTCAACGGATTAACTATCCACACTTTTACAACCGCTGTTAAAACAGTAACAACCGCACTACCAACCGCTATCCAACCTAAAACGTCATGCGGAAATTCCATATTATACCTCTGTTTCTGCCGGAGCGTCTGCGATAAGCGCTTGAATCTTCGTCTTGGCTGCTGCCTTGATGTCATCTTCTGTTGATGTAATACTAACACCGTCTTCTGGTGTAACCTGCAAGTTACCGTTCAAGCTGTTTGGAAATGTGCCTGCATTAAACGAAACAGACGCGTACTTCAACGTTAACTTACCGTCAACGAAACTAAATTGTAAATCTCCAACTGTCATATTCATAATTATTTCTCCTATGTGCTTTTATTTATCGGGCGTCACACCCACGCGGCAGTTTTTTAAGCATACTGGCCAAGATGATTATTGTTCCAAATCGTCTAATATAGAATCGTAAGTGATAGCGTCGACGCCGGAAAGCTCTTTATCATATTCAAGTAAAGCTTCTTTGAGTTTTTTGAATTGGTCAATCGTTTTTTCTTCGAAAATGACTTCTTCTTCCCTAAGTTCTTTTTGAGCTTTTTCGAATGTAATTTTATCCTCTGGACGTTTGAATGTTACAAGACCTGTTTCATCAACATCTGCCTCAACTTCTTCTGCTAACGTTTTTTCGTCAGCAGATAACTCTGTCAAGGCACCGTCCATATCCTTGGTAAGCTTTGTTCGCGCTCTTGACTTAACACCAACAAGTGATAGTCCAACCAAAAATTTATAGTAAGCAGACAAGTTATATTTCTTAATGTTCATGTTTTTTCTCCTATTGTTTATCCTGTAATCCAAGGTTGGTCAACAGTATAGCTTCCCTTGATACTTGAATTGTTGAAGTCTTGATAGCCACCGTGAGATAGCATATACAAATCACCTTTATGTCCGAAAGCTATTCCGGCACCTGATATGTGCATGATAGCTGGAATTCCACTATTTATAGTTTGGAAGAATATTGCTTGTTGTGGATCACCCCATTTTCCATAGAAACCCTTACCATATTTCATGTAAATATTATCCATGAACGAGACGTTGTGATTAAACGCGACACCACCACCGATATTATAGTCACCAGCTGCTGCACTACCGGTTTTTAAGATAACCATTTCATCGTTATACAAATAGTTGGACGATGATTGGAACCCGAATGATGTGAAAGTAGAACCAACATTCATTCCGATCAAGACACCGGTCTGTGTTCCGCTCGACTTGGTAGCGGCTTGAATCACAACACCACCATTGCTTGCCATTGTAATTCTCATTCCTTGCGAACCAAACGATGTAGTTACCGTTCCTGACGAAACGCTCATACCATCTGCGGTTATATACGTACTTCCGTAGATACCGTTCCAGTTAGACTGAATAAAGTTTGTGATGTCACCAGTAATATTTGCAGCATTAACATTGGTTATATTCACTTGGTTACCGTTCAACGTCCCGACAGTGATGTTAGAGGCGTTTAGATTAGTAAAGTTACCACCTTTAGCATAAAAATCGCCAGTGACAGTTGTGTTGCCATCAAGTATCAATGAGTTACCTTTAAGGATTAGAGTTCCATCAGGTTGTCCCATAATACCTGTTATCATTTGTTTAGTGATACCATCATTTGTTGTTGTACCTAATGACCAACTATCATGGAAGATATTAAGCAATGTAGAACTCATGACTATTTGTGTCCATGTTGTCCAGCTTGAGCCATCGTAGGTTCTGCGGTGCATTAATGAATTATCCAAGTCTTTCCACACCGTTTGGGTTATTCTATCAGTTCTTGGCGCATCAACCTTGATATAAAACCAAGGCTTAAATGGACTATTAGTTCCTGCTCCACTTGTTATCAGGTAATTACCATTTTCTTTTAGGTAATCAACGTCATCGTAAGCCAATTCTTGCCAATTTATGTTATCTTTTAATGAGCTAACATCGTCCTTGATAACACCAATTTGCAAACCGCTTATCGTTTGATTAACAAATGACTTCATACCTGTTTCACTGTTGCTAATTTGGCTTGTCGTGAAGTTCTTACCTTGCTGTAAGGTATTACTATCACCATTAGATCTATCTTGTATCTCTTGTTTAATATCACTATTAGTTTGACTAGCTTTTGACATTGCACCATCTGCGGTTGATTTTACAGTGCTAAGCATTCCTCCTGCTGTTTGAACGCGAGTGGATAACCCTGTGGTTGGATCAGAAACTATACTAGATATGTTGTCTGCGGTGATTTTCACTTGTGCAAGGGCTGCGTTGTTGTTGTAGTTACCTTGTACATAAGCACCCACAGATGTTCCCAATGTTAGCATTGGTTTATTTATGCCGATTCCACTTCCCTTTTCGCGAGCGTCCACAACCAATCTGATATACTTTGCTCCAGCAGGCATATTAGTTAAAGTAAAGTTATTGACGATATAGTTAGTCCAACCTTTACCGCTGGAACCAGCGACATTCTGTGCATATATGAAAACGTTTGGAATGGGATTCAAGTTAGAATCCAAGTATTGAAGATATATATAAGATGACCCATTTGCTCCTACTGAAAAAATATAATAATTCAACTTCCAAGAAATTGTCATACTTGATGAACCGTTAAGCGAAATTGGTGAAGAATAAAGATTAACTATTCCCCCACCTGTATTTGCCAATACTAGAACTGCTCCAGAATAACCATAATCACCAGTCGTATAAGTTCCAGAACCATCCATAGACCAACCCTGCAAATCAGGACTAAATTCAGTGTTGTTTATTAAGTTAGTTTGACCTAACGAGTTGACCGTCTGTTGCAAATCAGAAACTGTTGTAGCTACTCCGTTAGCCGTTGCCTCAACCTTAGTAAACCTTGTATTTAGTTGTGAGTTATTATTATCATAATCAGTTTTACTAACTCTTGCAGTGATGTCATTAGTATGTTGTTCTATGGTGCTTTCAGCTGCTTCAACTCGTCTATCATTGCTTGTCTTATAATTACCAACCGTACTAACTGCACCATCGGCGGTGCTTTGCGCTTTTGAAACAGCTTCGGTTAAATCACCCGTCTTTTGGTCATAAACAGTTTGACTAACTTTTTGAGTGATAGCAGTAGCATTGGCTTTTATGTCAGACTGCGCTTTACTGATACGACCGTCTGCATTGGTTTTATAATCACTAATTGCCAATGCTGCATTATCAGCTGTTAGTTGCGCTTTCGCAGTTGCGCTGTCTATGTCTTCTGGAGCAGGCGTCCAATCTGTTGCTATATTACCTGACTCTATCTTTAAGTCCCATATACTAAATGTACCTACTTTATTATCAAACCCATACATATATAATGATTGGTCTGACTCGCTTGGAATACTAGAATCAGTTCTTAGTTGAACAACGACTTTTTGGTCTCCATTGCTAGATAAAATTGTAGGAGAAGTAACTTGCTTAACAAAATTATGTTGAGACGCGCCATTGGCGAATAGTACACCAGGCTTTATATCCGTTGATACATTAGCCATGAAGCTTAGTACATAATCAGTATTAGGCTTAAATTTATCCTTTTGAAGTCCTGAAAACATATAAATAGCCCAATTAGTAGAAGCTCTGGTATAAGTAAAATTGTACTTATAGCCATTATCAAAAGCTACATACTGTTCTGTGTAGGAACCACTGCCTGTATTGACCCAACTTTTAGCATTTGAATTAGTACCTACAAGTAGGTTCCTACCACCAACAGACAAATTATCAACTTTTGTAGTTGTTGCCTCAAAACCTTTTGCGCTCTTCTGTAATGTACTAATGTAACCTGATTGTTTGTCTTGTGCAGTTTTCAAATCACTAATAGTCTGTTTAGTTCCATTAGCATCAGACACAATCGTGTTCATTTTTTCGTCTTGGTCACCATCTTTTTGCTGGATAGAAACAATATCTGTCTTCGCTTGATTAGCGGTTTGCGTTGTAGTTGTCAAGTCTGTCTGAAGTTGACCCGTCTTTGTGTTATAGTCAGTCTGGCTAACTTTAGTCTTCAAACCATCTACTGCAGTTTGTGCAGTTGTTTGAGCTGTACCGATACGACCGTTTGCGTCTGTTTTATAAGTGCTAAAATCAGATTTTACTCCAGACACAGATGTTTCAATGGTACCCATACGTGTATCTTGTTTACCATCTTTAGTCTGAATATCAGTGATTGATTGCTTCGTTCCATTTACATCACTAGTGATTTGGTTAATCTTATCAGATTGGCTATCTTGCGTTTTCTCGATGTCACTTATGCTTTGCTTAGTTCCATCAACATCACTTGATATACTGTTAATCTTAGAGGCTTGGCTCGTGGCTGTTTTCTTAATGTCAACAATATCCGCAGCCTGTGAATCAGCCGTTTGTTTAACCTGTGTATATTTTGTTGCCAAGTCACCTGTCTTTTTATCATAATCTGTCTGTGATACCTTAGTTGCGACTTGCCCCAAAGCGGTTGTGACGTCCGTTTGTAATTTAGAAACATGCCTATCGTTAGTATCCTGATACTGTGTGATGGTTTCTTTAATTTTGTTATCTTTAGTTGTGTAGTCTAGTACAACATCTTCAGGGGCAGGCGTCCAGTCGGTGGTAATCGTTCCGGATTTCATGAATAGATTATAATACGTGATAGTGTTTCCTGAAGACATTTGACTATTTATTCTGAACGTTATCCCAGTTGGCTTTGCTGAAATCATTGAGTTCCATAAAATAAACGTTATATCAACATGACCGCTTAATTTATTGGCTGGTATGGTTACTGTAAAATTCTGCCACGGTGCCTGGTTAATTATTAACGTCAACATCATATCATTTGTAAGAACAGTTTTTAAATTCCAATCGAATGAAATTTTATATTGAGTATCCGTTTTAGCCCATTGGTCTAACGATTTATAAAAATTTGCTTTATCATATAAATCCTGATTATCATTCCCATTAGACATTTGTGTCTTTGGATTGGCTGTGTCTAAAATATAGTTTCTATCACCAGCGCTAATAGCATTAATCGTGTCGTTAATATCACTCTTAGCTTGATTAACTGCGTTAGTGGCTTTAGTATTTAATTCACTAACTGCATTCTGTCTGTCCGTGACCTCTTTAGCTATTGTGTTTAGTGCGTCAGCCTTAGCTTGATTAGCATAAGTTTGTGCTTGTGAATTAGCAGCATCTACCGCTGATGCTCTATCTGATACTTCCTTGTCTATGCTTTCCGTTAATGACTTCTTAGCATCTGCTAGATTTCGGTTAGCTGAGTTTAAGGTCTCTTGAGCTACTTGTGCTGTATTGGTTTTAGCATCTGCTAAAGCTTTATCTGCCATTGCTTGTGCCTTGTTGTTGAAGTCCCCATCTTTGATAGCTAAATCAGCCTGCGACTTAGCGATGTCATTCATCACCTCTTGTTGGGAAGCATTATTCTGTTCGATTGCTGTGGCAGTGTGTGATTTGGCTTGGGAGACTGCGTCATCTACGGCTGCGGCTATGTCATCAGCGGTGGTTGGTGAAGCAAGTAACTCCCATATATCACCATTCCAACGGTATATTTTAGTTCCACCATCTGGCAACTCTTTGAAGAATACATCTCCAACCTTGGGATTAGCAGGCTCTGTGTTACCAAACGTTGTGCTAGGTCTCCCAATTTGGTTAATCGTCCACTGTGTTTGACTACTAGTGGTATCTGCAACAGCATTCAAGTTGTTAATTTGCGAAGTGATACTGTTTGAACTTAAATTATCACCAAGTGACAATTCTGTTTGGTCTGGTGATAACAGATCATACTTAACCTCAAACACACGTGTCTTATAACTCAAGTCTCTATCACCGTGCATGATTAAGACTGTGTCACCAAGTGATAGCCCACCAACATCAGCAACCGTAGCCGAATACTGAATTTGTGGGTGATTAACTGATTGCAGGGTTTTATATGCCGAATTGATTAAAACATTAATATCATCAATATCATCATATGTTTGTATTAACAGCCTAGCATTACCGTTAATCTGTCCCCATTCAGCTGTAGCGTCTGGGTCTGATAGAACGATTGAGCCTTTTGGCTTATCTAATGGTTTACCTGCAGACTTTTTCCATTCAACGTCAGCAATGTTAATTCTTCGACCATAGCCATCAGGCGTATCAGCTTCTCCATTGTCAATCTCTTCACCTTTACCACGTGGCAATATAGCTGTGTAAATGTTTGAACTATCACTTTGTCGTTCTACCGTTAATAAGTTTGAACCACTTGCAAATACCTTTGATGTATCTGCCCCCTGACGTGCTAGGTAGTCCATATAACGACCGCTGATGGCGTTTCCTTGTATCTCAATATAAAATACAATCTCACCGCCTAACAGGTCTACAACTTTGCTGATTGCGCTTAATCGGTCAACGTAATAGAAATTAGTTGTCGCTGCGCCAGAAATGTTGACGTTGTTCAGCTCCCAATTTGAACCATTAAGTGCAATTTTCATCAGATTCAATGCACTCTGATTTTGTGGTCGCTTATCTTCAATATAACCATCAGTAGCCAGCTCTTGATAAGCCAACTCATAGGCTGAATAGTCGATTGTTTCAGTATTATCAACACGTTCGGTCAAGCGCAACATAATAAACTTGCTGTCGTCTAATGGGTGTGGTGTCGCCACATACTTTGAACCGCTTGGCAACGCCTTGCTTGCAGGTAGTGAGAACTCAAACGTTGTTGCCGTATTAATTTTAAAGTTTAGATGTGCTGCCGTGAAATCATCATTGGTCAGCACTTTTATAATTGCTTGTGTTTTATCAAAAATATAAATCATAGTGCTTTCACCCGATAAGACAACACAATTGAACTTGCCTGTGTACTAGCAATTTTCGTGCCATTTTTAATCTTGGCTTCAAAAATATTGCTGTTGTTGATGTCGATTGTTGCATTAACTGACTTTTTAACATTAGTGCTTGGTGTAAATTCTGTGATTGCCTTTTTTGTGTAGTCAATTGTGTATACATTAGCTGCTTTAAACGATCCAACCAATGTCAACGTGTAACTATCAACCGTTAGAACGATTTTAGAGACGTCTGCGCTATTAGTTAAGACAATCGTGTCAAATCCCTGTGCAAAGCTTAAAGACGTGTCAGAAACGGTTATAGACGTTGTACCAGATGCATTCTTTGCAGCGACGTACTTGTATGGATCTGACATTGTTATCTCAAACACACCGGTCGTTGATAATTGACCAGCATTATCCAAGTTGTTAGCAGTTACCGTGCCGTATCTCGTGTAATTAGTTTCATCTGCAAAATTAAAAGCGACTTCATTGCCTTGTAGATACTTGTTTAAGGTATCGTTTAAGGTATTGAAATCGCTATTTGTTTTAGCTGAAACCATGTACTTCACGCTAATTTTGTTTGATTCTATCCTTGACGATAAAAATAAGTCACCGTCTGCCAAACCAGTAGCCGTGGATAATGACCTTGTGAAGCTTGACCGCCCCTCAACGTTGAGAGTTTGGTAGCCCACTAGTTCACTATCCAGGTTATGACCGTTGAATGTGATAGATTCACTCGGTAATGAAACAGCAGATGTTCCAACAGTCAGGTCCGTAAATTCATATAAGCTCAATGTGTGTCCTCCTTTCTATTATAGTTGAACACTATTATTTCTCTTTAATAGTGCTGTCTTGCCCTGTTGATTGTTAATGTCATCAACATAAGCAGTGTAACCGTGCTTATCAAAGCCGATTGTAATGTTGGCTGGTTGTGTCGTGCTTGTATGATCTAATGTCATCACGCTTGAGTACGAACCACCAATATTATTATTCAAAGCATTGATTGGGTCTCCAATGGCGTTCGTTGCCAGATTTCCAACGCTTGTTGCAGCGTCTAAGATACTTCCAGCCATGCCACTGACGTTTTTCTGTACTGTTTTGAAGTTATCAACCAGTCCAGCGTTCAAACCAGTCATGATTGCGTTACCAGCTGGGATAAGTAACTTACGGTCGTAACTGATAGGACCTTTGTGTGCCTTTATCCATGAAGCTATGCCACCAACAAATGAAGTTATAGCTCCCCAAACAGACCTCAAACCATTTAAGAATCCGTTCATGATTGCACTACCAGCTCCAAACAAACTAAAGTTCATCGCTCCCATAATTGCGCCTTTAACACTGTTCCATATTCCAGAAACCCAACCAACAACACCGCCCCAAGCACTACGCAAACTACCAAATGCATTACTTGCCATACTTCTAATTGTCGATACTATTCCACTCCAAGCACCAGATATTGCACTTCTTGCTGAATTCCACAATCCACTTACAAATCCTGATACTCCACTCCAAGCGCCACGAAGTGAATTAAAAGCATTGCTTGCCATTGATGAAACTACAGAAACAATCGCACTCCATATACTAGAAATTATCCCTTTGGCTGAATTCCAAATAGACGAAACAACTCCTGCTATGGCAGACCAAATTGATTGTAGTGTGTGTACAGCATTGCTAGCCATAGAACTTACTACATTTACTATTGAATTCCATACTGATGAAACGACTGATGATACCGCGTTCCATATTCCAGATGCGATTGCTATCAATCCATTCCATATAGACGATACAATATTAACAGTAGTGGTTACTATCGTTGTAATAGTCTTTAATATTACATTCCATATTGCTGTTGCCACCCCCAAGATACCGTTCCATATTGAACTTATAATTCCAGTGAAACCGTTCCAAACAGCCACAATAGCGTTAACAATTGTCGTGATTACCGTTACCAGCACATTCCATATTGTTGTAAACAAAATGACGTTTGCTTGCCAGAATACAGAAAGGGCTGCTGATAAATTTGCCCACGCGGTTTGAACTCCAGAAACTATTGTCGCCATCACGCTAGTAATACTTCCCCAAATAGAACTGAATAGTTGTGTTAAGCCAATCCATATATTAGAAATAAAATCTGACGCTTCCATCCATAAGTTTTCGCCTATTAATACAGCTGTTTGCCAAGCGATTACAAAACTATTTCCAATATCTTGAAATATAGAAACCAAATTAGCTAATGATGATTTCAAAAACGCTACAAATCCAGCCCAAATTGCTTGTCCTGTTTTTGTCATAGAAAAGAAATAAACTAATCCAGCTACTAATGCAACGATTGCTGTAATTAACAATCCGATTGGGTTTGCCGCCATAACAAGGTTGAATATTACCATAGCAGCTCTAGCGGCCGTGATAGCCGTTTTAATTCCGTTTATAATAGCAATCAATACAGAATATGCTTTAAAAGCCACAAATAACGCAGCTGCTGTAACTATAACTGATTGGATAATATCCCTAACAGCTTGTATTTTCATCATAGCTGATATGAAATTTGCTACTGCAGTAATAACAGTAGCAATTACTTTTACTATTTTTCCTATTGCAATTCCAATATTTTCAAATATACTTTGTGAACTGCTGATGCTTTGAAATTTGTTGAATAGTTCTGATGCTATTGAAACAGCTGCTTTTACTATTGATATCATTGCTTTAATAACTGAGACAACCGCATTCCACGCTGATTGAATTGCACCAGTAGATATAAATGAGTTTATTAAATCAGTAACAGCGGTACTTAGGAATACAGCAACAGTTTGAACACCCTTTAATACATTATTTACTGAACCCCATCCAACTCCAACGCTATTTGTATTACTGATAGAATCAATAACGCTACTTACAATATTGCCAAACGCAATAACAATATCCATCATTGCTCCGAAAACAACAGTTATAGTATTTAATAACACAGAAAAGTCGAAACTTTTAACAGATTTTGAAAAAGAATTCGTTATTTCATTTGCTAAGTTAATAAATCCATTAATTGCAGTTGTTACAAAAGACAAAATTGTATTTGTTATGAACAAAAACACTGGAGCCAAAGCACTGGCAACAGATATAATTGTTTTTATTCCTGTTATTATCGTGTTTGATAGAGCTTTGAAATTAATAGAACTGGCTAAATTAACAAATACGTTAGCAACCATATTTGAAAATTGCTTGAATAAATTAACTGAGTCGCCAGTAAACGATGAAATTGTTTTTTTGACAAAATCGAAAGCTGGTGCAAGCCCAGATTTTAGTGATTTGCCAATTTCCGATATGGCATTTCTAAATGTTTCACTGGTTTTATACGCATAAGTAAGTGCAGCTACCAATGCTGCTATCGCAACAATCACTAAACCTAGCGGAGACAGAAATAATGACTTTAATGCCGTACCAACCGTACTCATGGTAGAACCAATTCTAGTTGCAGCAGTTAAAAACGACCCTGTTGCCAGAGTCGCTGCACCTATAATTGGAGACAATCCCAAGAATGTTCTTATTCCACTTCCTATTGCACTGTTAGATGTAGTAGCCCATTCCAATGTGCTACTCATCATGTCAACAATACTAGAAATAACACCGGCACTCCCTGCCATTGCGGCGTTTCTTAATGCTTCCCAGTTACCACCAACTTGTTCAATCTTTGACCCCAAGTTTTTCTGCATTTCGTTGGCTTGATTATTAAGAAATGAAGTGGCGGTTGCAGTATCTCCTGAAGCGAGTTGCATTGCCTTGCTATAAGCGTCCCAACTGGTAGTGGTATTGTCGGTCTTATCTTTGATAGATTTCATCAAAGGCAATATGGCAGCCATACCAGAAGAACCAAACATAGTCTTTAATGCAGCCGCCTTGTCAGATGAGGACATACCGTCCATTGAATCTGCTATTTCATTTAATATTTGCGGCAAGGGCTTCATATTACCTTGTGCGTCATTGAAATTAAGACCTAAAGCAGCTGCTTGCTTTGCTGCTTTATCAGATGGAGCTTGCATAAGAAGTAATGCGTGGTTTAAATCCAATGATGCCTGTGCAGCACTGAAACCTTTGTTGGTCAGCAATCCAATAGCTTCAGATGTATCAGTCATGCTGATTCCGGCATTAGATGCTGTACCGCCAATTGTAGCCAATGCTTGCTGCATATCCTCAATTGAGGCGTTAGATAAGTTAGCTGTTTCCGTCAAAATAGCAGCCGCTTGTTGAGGACTTTCCAACGAGTCGCCCCAGATGTTCATTGATTGTTGAACAACGCTAGCGGTTGTCTGCAAATCGGCACCAGCAGCAGTAGCAGCTTCAGCAATAGCAGGAAATTCTTTCTTTATTGTTTCAAGCGACGCGCCATCTCGAGCCATTGCAACCATAGCATCTGCGGCATCTTGTGCACTTATGGGTAAAACTGCACCCATGTGGTTAGCGACATCAGCTAACCCTTGAAGATCTTTTGAAGTGCCTCCAGCAATAACGGCCGCTTTGTTCAAGGAAGATTGAAAATCCCCAAAACTCTTGACACTTTTTATTCCAATAGCGGTAACTGCCGCTCCGGCAACGGCCATGAATTTACCAACGTTCTCAAGAGATTGTTTTGATTTGTTTTCAAAATCAGACGCAGCTTGAGCTGCCTTTCCAAACGTTGAACTCAAATTCTTATCAACCGCAGACAACACAGCCTGCACTGAATAACTTTCCATTTATTGTCCTCCTTTCCTCTTTTGTTTTAATTCTTGAAGCTTTGCGAAACGCTGTTGAATGAGCGCCTCTTCTTCTCGTTTACGTGTCAATTCGGAAGTGTAATCACTCTCAAAACTTGCACGTATTTCATCTTCTTGTTCTGCTGTATTGTAGAAATCACTAAACTTTTGATAACGTGGTTTGGGGTGCTTGTCGCTCCCTTTGGTAGCCTGTACAGTTTGGTTATACCAAGCGTGTAAAGCTATGTCTTCACGTCTCAAAGCCTGTTTAATAGCGTATGCTTCCATAGCTAATTGATAATCAGGTAACGTCATAGTCTCGATTTCGTACATTTGATACACAGAAAAGCCTAGACGAGTGAGGCTGTTTAATACAATTTCATGATATGTTTGCTCACTAGTTTTGTATTCTCCTGTGTCCTCATCATCTAGGCTTGTGCGTTTTTTAAAGACACCTTGATTGCATTGGCTGCTGACATTTCTTTAGTTACATCATCAAACAGCTTTTCAAGGTCACCATCATAGTCATCAATAAAGTTATCGACATCATCTTGTGATGGACGGAATGCTTTGTTGGTTGAAGCAGCTGAATAAATAACATCTGCCAATACGGCTGGGTCTGCTGTGTTAAGTGCTGGGACAGACTTTGTAAGACCCATACCAAACGATGCACCATTCACGTCCAGACCTGCCACCTTATCCAATTCACGAACAAACTTCACGCCGAACTTCAATTCTACTTCTTTATTGTTGATTTTAACTTGCATGATTTCTCCTTTTATCGTCTCACTTCAATCGTCTCTGTCCTTGTGTTGTTTAATTAATGTCCTAAGGCTGTTACACTACAACGGACGGAGCGCCATTCACGCCACCGTCAGTCTCTTTAACCCAAGCTTTACCGCCATTGGTTTCTTTAAGACCGGTACCTGCAACTTTATCCAAGCCGCGGAATACATAGTCAACGTCACTTGACTGTTGTTCTGTTAGTGCAGTCCAGCCACGCTTTGGTGTGCCGTCAACAGAGAATGTAACATCACGAGTTGAGTTATCATCAGCATCGTTGTCGTTGCTGTCTTCTGATACAGATGCTTGTACATACCATGAGAAATACTTGCCATCTGCACTCTTGCGGTCTTTGTGTACGATCCAAAATTCCATCTTGTCGCCATCTAGCAAACTGTCATAGAATGCGTCAGCAATCGCTGATGTGTTGTTAATAAACTCGATTTCAAGGTCTGTTGAAACGCTTGATTGTGTATTAACGTTGCCATCTTTTGTAACAGTTGAGTCACTGTCTCGTGATGGGTCAAATGACAATGATGTTTGCCATGGGATAAGGTCGGCCGGTTTTTTTGCAGCGTCACTCAATTTGCGTGCGAACGCTACTGCGTTGACACCTTTTAATGTTGATAATGTCATTAAATAATCTCCTTTAATCTACTGTAAATTCTAGTTGTATGTTAGCGCGCTGATACGTTGTATTTGGCACTGATGTATCAATAGACATCTGCATGCTTTGCTGGTTTGCTTGCCCATAAAATGTGTAGTTGTCTGTTTGAATATATCCAATCGCCAGATTGTAAATGTAATCAGCTATTTCACTAACTTTTTTGCGTTGTTTCTTACTGCCCCATACGTCAATTGTTAAGAACACATGGTCATTGCGTGAATACTTGGTTGTTGCACTGGTTTGCTGTGTGTTGCCAATCACCACAATTGGATAATCAACCGGCTCATCTTCAAGTGGTAAATAATCATAGACATTGTAGCCGTTACTCTGTAACAAGTCGTAGTAAGTATCGAACAGTATTTTTTGTGGACTAATCATTTGAGTAACTTCTCCAAATCTGACTTAAATACCGTCTTTTGTTTATTGAACACAGGTTTTAGCAATGGTTCAGCAGCCATGAAACGAGTACCCAACTCGGTATATTGGTTATACTCCATACCTAAGCCAGTTACACCGCTCATACCGCTATCTTTGAATGAAATACCAATGCTTTTCTTTGTATCACCGGTTGAATACCCCTTTGTATATACACTTGAAGCATTAGACATAGCCTGTTGCTGCATTTGTGTGGTGTTACGTTTGACAACACTCTTGATGTCACCAGCCGATGCACGAGATAACAGTGCTTTACTTAACTTATCAACGCCAGTAACAGAAAAACTTATATTACTCATTCATCTCACCTACAATCAGCGTGTTATTCTTCAATGGTTTCCTCGTTGTAATAGGCTTATATTTCTGCTCTAAGCCGTTTACAGTGAGATACGCCCAGTTATAGTCAATGTCATTTACAAGCCGTATAACAAGGTTTTTGGTGGTGATGTCGCCGAAGTCCTGCACGCTTGTTTCTGTGCCTGTTTCAGTAACATTAGCTATTGCCTCACCAACCAATTCAGGACCGCCTACATAATCACCAATCTTTGGATCATAGTGTTCTTTGCCCTCTGAATAAAGCTGAATATTGTCTGGAAATCTCATGTCACCACCTACAAAAACAAAAAACGACCTGAATTGTTATCTTTCACGCCGTTTTCATCTTTCCAAGCATCAATATCATTTGCAAACTCATCAAAATCATTTGCACTAAATGTAATGCTTTGTCCCTCTTGTGTATACGAACTCATGCCCTCGTTAGCAAGCCGATTGTAGCGCTTTACAGACACTTCAAGTGCAATATAGTCTAAGACATCAGGGATAGAGACACTAGCCTTTAAACCTAATTTAAATGACAATGCTTGCGTTGTGTTTTTGATAATAAGATTGAGAATATCATCACGCTTATTATCTTTGATTTGTAGCATAGTTTTTAAATCGCTAAGTTTCAAATCATCACCTCCTTAATAGCCGCCCCTTGCTTAGTTGCACCAACTTTAATTGTTGCTGTCTTTTGACTTAATGTAATACCATTATCCTCAGCCTTTTGCTACAACAACCTTTGTTGGGTCGTACAAGTAAGCTGTGTAATGTTCATCGGCAGTCAACACAGTAGTCTTGTTGATGATGTTGCGTTGGTTTTCCACTTCTGCCGCGCGCTTCATAACCAATTTCAAAGCTGGAACACTTGGGTTTACCTTAATGTAGATAGCTTGTCCTGCTGTAACCTTGTTAGATTCGATGATTTGCACGCCAAGCACTGCAAACTTAGTACCATTTACCAAAGCATTTTGTGAAACGTCTGAACCTGTACCCTCTGCACGTGCTGCCTTGCGCAATGCTGCTGCATCTGCTGGGTTAAACAAAGCTACAACAGGTGAATCGTCTTGATCGCTATTTTTTGCAAATAGTGTCAACGCTAATTGAACACCGTCTGATGTTGCAAAAAACTTAACTGTTTGTGAAGCTGTCAATGCAGCAGCCAAGATGTCATTATCAACCTTGTTAGCGATTGCCAAGCCTAATTGTTTTGTAGATTCGCCAACAGGGTCACCATATCCAGACATTACTGCTTCATCTGTAATCTCTGTACCTTTGGCAGCTTTCTTGACAGTAACGCTCTTAGTCGTTGTACCAAGCTTATCCAATGGAATTGCTTCACCTTCTGCAACGTCTTTTGCGTCACCGATGTAAGTGAATGCTGGGAACTTCAATGTGTCACCTGAACGTCCTTTCAGTGTTGAGTCAACACTTGCCAACGGTGTGAAACGCATTGCTTGCTTAAATTCGTATGACACGATTGGTGCCAATACTTCTGGATTTACCAAATCTGCTAGTTTTGTTAATGTGTTAGACATTTATTTATTCTCCTGTAATCTGTTTAAATTGTTCTGGGTTGCTCTTCGAGAAAGCAACACGTTCTGCTGCGGTCATAGCGTTAAATTCTACCTTGCCAATATCACCATTGATTTTTGTTGCGTCATTCTTTGGTGGGTCTTGACGTAGACGGTCTTTAACACCATCATTGATACCCTGTTGAATTGCTTGTTGTAAGCTGTCAACAACGGTTGAGATTTCATCAGCATTGCCAAGTTTAACCAACGATTCAGCTAAATCAGTAGGCAATTCACGTTCTTTCAACAGGCTCGATACGTTGACAGTTAATTCACGCTGGTTTAACTCTTTTTCACGTGCTTCAAGGTCTGCAAGGCGTTGTTTTGACTCTTCTTCCGCCTTTTCTTTAGCGGACATTGTAGCCAACTTCTCGCCCTCTGTCTTACCTTGTTGAATTGCTTCAGCCAACTGTTTTTCAAAGTCAGCCTTTTGTTTTTCCAAGACTTTTGCAGTGTGCTTATCCATCAAGCTGTCAAGTTCACTCTGCGTTAATGTCTTAGTCTCTTCGTTTTCCGGTTGATTTTGCTCAACTGGTTGCGTTGATTCGATTGGTTCTGTCATGATAATTTCTCCTTTGTATTAGTCCATACACGTTGATTAGCGCTTATATTGCCCCATGCACGATTAAACCCCACACACGACACGCTAACAACCCATACACGCTATGTAACAGCCTTTTAATGTCATGCTTAGGACAAAATAAAAACACCAACTTTCGTCAGTGTTCAAGTTATTCATAATAAGCTGCTAAACTGCAGCGGCAATTGGGATGGAAAGGGTAATTTGGTTCATGATCTATTTTGTAGATGCCTTCACCTCGTAAACCACCCTCTGAAGCAGCGACACAATAGCGACACGCACCAGATTCAGCCATCCACTTGACATACTCAATATCATTTTCACGGTAGCTGTCTTTCTGTGCTTGTCCTATCACTCGTGTAAACTCTGTTCGTGCTAGTCGTTCGGTGATATACCTAGCGTTATCTTTGTATTGACCGTTTAACAAACTTCGCAAACGTCTTGCAATCACATTAGAGTTCTGTCCTTGAATGATATTGTTAGTCAGTAACACGTCTAATTCAGCTTTTAAACTGTCTGTGTTCTGCCATATCCTTTGACTAAAGTTAGCACCATCAACTTGTGCAGCCACTATCTTAAATAGCTTAGTGTGTGACATTGGTACGACTGTTGAAGCTAGAATACCAGCCTGACGTGCCTTTTCAGCTACATACTTGTCTGACAACTCTTGTTGCAGGTCAACATCAGTATCAACACCAGCCTTAACCAGCGATAGTGCAACCTGTGACTTGAGATATTCCAGTCTATTGATACGCATTGTAGCGTTATAGATTTTCATTCGTCTGTTCACTTCGGCTGTAAAGTCTGTTTTAGCAGCGTTTCTGCCTAACTTGTCACGCAATTTGTTAGCGTATGCCACTAACTCTTTGGCTTCACGTTCATAAGCTCCAATGTCGGCAGTTTCAACAATGTTACGTTCAAATCCACGTAATTCAAGTCTTGCATATTCGGCTTCAATCTTACGTGTAATATCATCAATGGCTAAATCATACCGTCTGACAATATCATCAGTGTTCGTAGCCTTGTTCATGTATGCTTGCTCTTGCTTAAGGCGCTTTTCCCAATATTTATTAGTTTGTTTCGGTCTCTGTGCCATTTGTGTTATCTGCCTTTTCTGAATCTACTTGCACACCATAACTGTCTCTAGCTTGTTGTACCTGTGTAGCCTGCTCTTGTGCTAACAAATCAGTAATTTCACTAGGGTCAGTCACGTTTGGTAGGAACTGATACAGATACTCTTGCGGCACTCTAGCACCTGCACTAACCACTTGTGCAATGGTTGTAACGTCATCAACCGGCATATTATCTGTAAACACAAAGCTAATCTCATTAGGATCTACGCTCATACCACTTGCTGACAGATTTTCTAATGCTCTGATGATGTTATAGCGTTGATACAAACCGGCTTCAAAAGCCTTGCGTTTGGTACTTGCCAACTCAATCGTTCCCAGCACCTTATACTTCATAGCTACACCACTAGCGTTACCTGCAAAGTTTTCATCTGTTAAATCAGGTGTGTGTGAGAACTTATGAATATCATGCGCCAGCCTATCCTTGTATGCTTCTGTACCAGTCACATCATATTCTTTGTGGATATAACCGGCATCAACGTTCGTCTGTTGACCTGTCATTGATACGCCAGACTTTAACAGCAACATGTTAGCCGACTTCATAGACTTCAACATTTCCATCTTGTCTTTCGCTAACTGCATTGCTGCACTCTCATCTGTTGGGTCAATACCACTCATCATGCTTGAACCTTGCAACAATGTATCAATATCACCCTTGATGACAAGCATAGCGTCATTCAAATCAGTCATGTAGTTTGCTGTGTCTGATTGTGCTGCGTCATATAAATCAATTAGTGGGATAACGTTTTCAAAGTCACCAATTCTAAACTTATTGTTCTTATACTCAATCATTGGGAACACGTATAGTTCGCTTGCTTCATCTTGTACAGGTGTGCCATTAATTGAGGTTGGCTGATAGCTCGTATACTCGTTCGCCGTCCACGTTTCAACACGATACTCGTTTGAGATAACATCATCATCAATGGTATCAATCAAGTGATAGCGCACCGCCATAATTGGTTGTGGCTCAACGTCTAGTGAGTAGATGATAAATGTTTCTAGTGGGCTTAACGCCACACTGTGTTCAATGTCATCATGTCCTCGGTACACATACTCATAAGCACGTCCAAAACGTGTCATATCTAAGAATAGATCACTGTTAATCTCATCAAAGTTATTGACGTCTTCAACCGTATCTAGTCTCAAGTCATCATCATGCTGAACAGAAATTGCATTACCGACACTAAATGAGGTTTGGAAATCAGCAATGTATTTACCAAACGAGTGTACAGCTCTGTGGTCTGCTTTGTCTGTGTCAACACGGCGGCTCTCCTGTTCCAAAATACCAACGTTCAAACCCTTATAATATTCGTCTAACCGTTCAAGTCGTGGTCTCTGATACTGATTATGATGTTTAACAAACTGCATAACACGTTGTGGCGTCAGATTATCCAAGCTGTCTTGATAGATTAAATTAGCTTTTTGATTATCACTAAAAATCTTTTGCATTGTAACTCCTTTATAGTCCTAAATTCTTGACGGCTTGTGTACGCTCTTGATAGCTCATGTAGTGATTATTTGCAACGAACATGTATTGTTCCATTGCGTACCTCAAGGCATCAATAGCGTGGTTGTTTTCATCTTTCGGCTTGTTCAACCAGTTACCCAGCTTGTCTTTGTCATACACATAAGTGTTCATCTCACTTAGCAGCCCTTTGACGTTTGGGTGGATAACATAGTGATAGCTCTGCATGTACTGCACGCCTTGAATCACACTGTCTTTACCCTTACCAGCCGTACGTAGATTTGGTACACCGTACACACTGGCTAATTCAGTTGTTAGACGCTGTTCTGCGCTATCTGCTGTGATTGGCAAGCCATAAGCCTTATGTTGTGCTAATGCCTGTGCAATCGCCTGTGTAAGCATTCCTTGTTGATAGAACTCATCATAGATATACACAACTCTGTTTGTTTGGTCTATTGCCATAAACTCACCAGCGGTTGGATCGTGTTTAAATCCAAAGTCCAGTCCAATTGACTTAGGCAACTTAGCAATCTCTTCCATGCTGAAATCTCGTTGTTCAAACAAACCATCAAACACAAGTCCCTCTGATATACCCCAGTCACCAAACACAGCGACTCTAGCACGATTAGGGTTTCTAACCACCATGTCTTTCATATCTGCAATAAAGTCGTCATTCAGGTGGTGATTATTCTTATATGTGGTTGTAAACGCTAGTGTATTGTTGCGCCTTGTATCAACATCAAAGAACTCACGCTTTAACCAATGTCTGTCACTCCACGGGTTAAATGTAACAACATGCTGATAAAAGCCACCAATAGGCAACTCACCACGCATAGATTCAATCACAGTCTGGAATGAATCATCACTTTTTAACTCATAGGCTTCTTCCCACCAACTACGGCATATCTTTCCAACCGTTGTTGTAATTGATGTAATTTTCAAAGGGTCGTCCATTGAACGAAAGAACACTTTTTGTTGTGTCGGCTTGTAAGTTATTTCAAGCGGGCTAACGGTGAATTTGAAGTAATCATCAAGTCCCATGTAGTGAACAGCCCACTTGATAATGGCAAACGTACTATCTTTCTGTGTATTCTGGAACTGTCTTACAACCAACCAATTAACATACGGATAACGCAGTATATCAATCACAACCTTGAATGCGGTGGCTACAGACTTACCACTAGCACGTGCGCCTTTCAATGCAATGTATTGCTGTTTTGATGTGTACAGCTTGTAATATGCCTTATCAACCATTTCAGGAACATCAATCACTAAGTCATTCGCCATTGTTGTCCTCCTGCTCTGGTATCACAATATTCACATTGACACTACTGTTTTGCTCACCGTCCGCCATACGCTTAGCTTGTATCTGTGCCACATCAGCTTCAGCTTTCATCTTACGTGCTTTATCAGCTTCGTATGATGTCTCTTCCTTACTTGGTTTAATCAACTTTGAGAGTAAGTCTGCCGCTCTAACTGCGTCACCCACACTGCCTGCAACCTCCGATACCTCAACAACCTCTTCATTTACAACTTTTTCATATGTATTGTCATCACCAGAACCGTGAACCGTTAATACAGTAGGTTTCTTCAATACGTTAGTAACTTGCTCTGTTTCTTGGCGACGCATGACACGAGTCATAAACTCCAATATCTCTTTTTGCTCTGCAATCTTCTCTTTATCAATCTTTTCCAGTCGCTTTGCTATGTATTCAGATATGTCAGGTTTTGTCAGGTTTTCACTACCAACGCTCCTTGCAGTTTTCTTACTATAACCAGCTTCAATCGCTGACTGCGTTGCGTTTCCAGTCTTGATATACTCATCAGCAAACTTCTTCTGCTTTGGCGTTAATTTCATGTCATTGTGTCACCTCCTTTCAAATTTAGTGCAAAATAAAAAGCGCTTATGCGCTTAAGATTTTATTTTTAACCAAAAAAATTTTGATTTTGATTTTTTATTAAATGCATCTAAGGTATACATTTTTAGCAATAAATGCTTTTTGTTGACATACGGAATTAGATTAAAAACGGAAATTGTATAGTCGTTAACGTCATATCCAATGGGTTCAAAGGATTTAGCAACGTAGGGCAATTTTATATTATTAGATTCAATGCTTTTTGTTAAAAAAAATCTCTGTAACCTAACCTGTTTTATCATAACTGGTTCCTGTCCAGTATTCTGAAATATCATGGTAATCGTTAAATTTATTTGACTTTTAAAAATTCCTTTCGAACATAGTTGTGCTTCCTTGCTGACTGCTGTACCATTTATCTTTGCTTTCTTATGAAAAGCGACAAAAAGAGCAACGGCAGTTGCTAAAAAAGTAGCTAAACTACTAAAGATATCTGCCCAACTTCCAACTTCTAATCCTAAAAACTTCATCTCCAACCTCCAATAGCAGTAATTATACTACTAGAGAGACGTAGGCTGGATTAGAAATTGTGGAATCAATCAATTATCGTCTTTTTAAATGTCATTTATGTTCTTCCAAATCGTTTAATATTTTTTCTTTCTCATTTAAAAGTTTGAATCTTTTATCAAGCAAGTTATCTATCAGTTTATTTCTTTCATCAATGTCTTTTACAATTTTGCTTGCACAATTCATCATCAAAAATGAAACTAAAAACAACAAAATGGCTAATAACATTAATATTAAAGCGAGATAATCATTATTCATATCATTCTCCTAAACGTGCCACTCGGCAATTAACTTGTCACTATCATATTCAAGTGCATATAGCTCTTTCTTGGATAGCGTCCAACCGTTCATAATCTCGTACTTATCATTAGGCTTAACTGTTCCAAGTTGTCGACTAATCACACCACCGTTGTCAACTGTCTTCTCGTTATGGAAGTGACCTTTATGGATTTCACGACTGTGGGATAACGACCAGACACCACCAAACTCATTTGCAAATAGCATAGGCAAGTTCTTAGGTGCTAAGTCACCGTGAGCCAACATGATACCAACATTATCCAATAAATAGGCGTCACGGAACTTGATATTGTTATGAACGACTACCTGTGGATATTTAGCTTGTAGGTACTCCATAAACGCAAACTCCATGTTGCCGGAATGGTTACCTGCCATTTGCTTAACGTATACTTTGGTGCTGTTTTTTAGTGTCGCTATAACTAACACATCAAACAACCATTTGGCATCATTCCAAGCAGCTACCATATTAACTTCATCAAGTAACGTGCCTTTTAAAGTCTGTGATGACCACATCTGACTAGAATGGAATAGATCACCCAACTGTTCAATCACAATCGTTTTGTAACCCTTGTTAATGACATCTAGCATTCTGTCTAAGTGGTTTTGAACGTCTTGCCTCTTAGTCACACCAAAGTGCAAATCAGGAAGTGGAATCACTAAATTGTGAGCACTGTGAGCTACTTGCTTCACCGTGTACGGTTCGATTTCCTGCTTTAGTATTTCGGTAATATCTTCAAACGTTAATTCATCATCTGACTTAGGCTTAACCGTAATCTTAGACTGATACAAATCAATCAAGCCATTTTCTTGGCTGTTCTGTTGCCAGAAGTTATTGCGTGCTGATACGATATCCCAATCATCAGGATAAAAGCCATGCGCTCTTAATACGAACTCTGGGTCTTTAGCCTGTTCAGAAGTCATTTGCATTGTCGTAGATGATGTTGTGCTACCGTCCTTGTTGATGACAATTTCAGTACCACGTTTCACATCTTTAACTTTACTTGTATTCTTTTTCAATTTGTCATATCTACTGCTAGTATGTCCTGTTGATAGGTATCGTGAAACAGTCCGTCTACTTAAATTGACACCAAATTCATCAAACAATCGTTGCGCTATTTTGCTAGATGACAACCCTTGCTTACCTAACTCCGTAACTCTATTCTTATGTTCATCAGTCCATTTAATATTGACCATCACTGTCACTTCCTATCATCATAAAAGGCATCTTTGCGCTTGTCTGTATTCGACTTGCGTTTAGATGCCTTCTTGTGTTTCTTATTATATTTTTGTTGCTTGTCTAACCTGCGGTAGATGTTTAACTCATCATCACTGGCGACAAGTCCATAATCGTCATCTATTTTCATAGTTTCTCTTTTCAATAAAAAAGCACCCGTTAAGGTGCAAACGACACAAGTAGTAGCCGCTCTAACATTTATAAGTTGTAAATAATCAATGGGAGAATATGATTGAAAACTAAAATTTATTTATCGTCAACAGACGTAATATTTATATCATCTCCTCCAACAACTGTCCCAAAATCGTCAGTAACGCTATCCGCTAATTTACCAACATACTTATTTTGATAATTGTTAGATGTTGTACCTATTGTATTTGAATAAGGAGAAATCTGACTTTCTGAATTTTCTGATGCATTAACTTTATTCTCTAGGTGATCAATTTTATCAGGGTTCGGGTTGCTTTTTTGTTGTTCTTTCAGTAATTGTTGACTCGCTCTTTCCCATGTTTTATGTACAGCTGGAATTAAAAATGGAGCAATTATTGTCAATGGTAATGCCAGTTCAATAGATAGTGGACTTTGTTGTTTAATTAGGCGAGTCTCAAAAAAGTAATCATTATCTTCAACAAACATTTCTCTCGAAATTGCTTGCCAACCACATATAAATAGCTCATTAGCTTTCTTGATTCCAACGATTGGTTGGCTATGACTTCTAAAATTCTTGTAAAAAGTCTCTTCTCCCGCATATGCATCTTGATTTTGTATAGATTCGCTTTTAACCATATTAATATATGAATTGAAAATACCATCTAGAGAAGACTTAGTGCTTAGAATTCTTTGTTTAACTTTTGGGTCATTTTCCTTTTCCAGTAGGCTGTCTATTTCTCCATAGTAACTTTGTTGGCATTCAATAAACAAATCACGTACGTGTTGAGTCGAATTATCATGAAACAAACAATTATTTAATCTATCAAAAAAATCATTTTTATTTATAGATGACACCAGTACATTTTTGTTGACCGTATATTGGAGTTTGCTGAAAAATTTGAAACAAATATTCAGAAGATAGGATTTAGAGTCAAAATCAAAAGACAACGGATTTCCAAGATGATATAGTGACTTTAGCCCATTTGCTTTGGACAAGTCAATGATACCCTTATCCTTATATAATTTCTTATACTGTTGGCTTGTTTGAAAAGACTCATCTAAAATCCAAATGTTACTATCAGAAGATTCTACAAATTCAATTCCCAGATTATTGATAGCATTCAAAACCAATGCTTTAAAAAAAGCACTATTGAAGTTGTTAGTAAAATTTGTAATTTCTTTATAACTGTACAACGTTCCATCATTGCGTTTTGCTGATAATTTAATTATTTGCTTACTCATCTTTTCTTTTTTCGTTTTATAAATAAAATCTACTTAAAAAACGAATCCTTTCGAAATTGGAATCATTCTTCTAACACATTAGCCAATCCTAACGGAAGCAATAATAAGGCAAAATTCAGAGCCCACAATCTATTTGATTGATAGAAATAGATTACCGCATGGACAAGTTTCTGATCACCGCATAATATGAGTAATAATCCACCTATTAATTCAATTAAAAAAGCATAAAGAATAGCATGAGTACTTTTAACCCAGTTACTTGCTTCGGCGTTTAACCACTCCTCCATTGCTTTCACCCATGAATATATCGTGACGAAATACCCCAATAACATAAAAATGTCTTTTGGAGCTCTAATATCTTTGGCAAAAAAAGATAAATAGGTTAATAAGACAGAAATCCCAAGTAGCGACCAACCTATTGTTTTGGTAGGTAGCATCGTCACAAAAATTTGCAATATTTTTAATTGTTTCCTTATTTTTGACATAATTAATATTACCACTCATTCTTTTTATTCACAAATATTTTTCGCAATCGCAGGCAAGCGACTGCTATTAAGTTGTGCGGACGTACCGCAATGGGCATGGCAAGGATTTGCACCTCAGCTTATCTCCGAAGATAAATAATGTCTCTTGTCCGACACCTGCCATAATGATAGATATTCCAACCTATCGTATTTTTACATACACAGTGGCTTTTTCCGAAGCGTGTGTAACGGAGTGATTAGAAAAATAAGAAACAGCATTTCTGACGTTTCGTAGAAAAGAATCACTCGAACTTTTTTCGGGTATGCTTTTAATGGATGAGCAATAACCCTGTTTCAAATTATCTCATGTTACAAATATAGCACCGTTTATTTGCATAAAACGTCAGAAAAACGTTTGTTTATACAGTCTGTCACAATACAGCGCCAAGAATGTGTTTAATCTCTGTACGGTATGACCTAGCTGTGCTTTCAGATATGTGAAACTGCTGTGCTACCTTTACCCACGTGACAGACTTACTTGCATAATAATACGCAACTACTTTCTGCTTGTCAGGCTCAAACGTGGCTATCCAGCGCTCAACATCTTCTTTTTGCTTGATGAGACTGTTAAGGTATCTATCCTCATCAAGTCGTATGCGCATATCTTCAACTGGACGTGTATGTTTGTTCTGCGCTCGACCGCCTCCAATATTCTCATCAACTTCTTGACTGTCATACCTTATCGTTTCTTCACGCTGTTTAATTCTTAATTTGAGACGACCAGAGAAGTAGTCTCTCAAAATGCTATCGACTCTATCCGCCATGTCTCCCTTTCTACTCCACTGGTAACTGCACCGCTTCTGTTAGTGGGTTAGTCATCACTTATCTCCTCCAATAAATCTGCGTTCTCATGAATGTTCCCAATGACTTCAAAAACATCATCTAGAAATTTTGGATAACCACTGACCGTGTCATAAACATAGTTAGCAAGTGGCTCGTGCTGATTGTGCGTGCAGAACGAATAGTCTTGAAATTCGATAAAATCATAATTATTATTTATTTTTACAATATCGCCCTCATAAATTTCAACACCATTTTTGTCTTTGAGACATGTGTATTGTTCGATTTCATATTTTTCTGGTGACATTTCATGAAATGAAATCACGCTGTTTCCGTACTTATATCCAACACCAATTTTTTTGCCTCTAAATGGTGTGTACCACGCTCTAAACTTAATCTCTCGCATGACTATTCGCTCCTTTATAAATCAAATCCAAATGCTGCATTCATGCTGTAATCATCTTCGTATTCATTCTTACCATCTTGGAATCCCGAATAATAATCTCGTTTTGATATTTCTGGAACTTTCAGCAGTCGTTGTTTTTCTATATCATTAGCCCTGTTTGTACCTAATGTAAGCATTTCAATTTGTGCTGCCGCGTAACCGTCTGCAAAGCCAATTTTTTCATAGTCAATAGTTTCGGTAGTCATTTTTCGTTGGCAGAAAAGGCATTGACTATAACCTCTACTAACTCTGCGTTTCAAGCAAGTTTGACACCATTTTTTGTTTCCAATACGATCAGATAGTTCCATAACTATTCGCTCCATTCTGCAATGTACTTGTCTGCCGGCAACACTCTGATGTGTCCGTCTGATGTGTGGACGGTGTATATTTCAAAACCATACGCATCAAAGTCACCCTGTTGATAATTTATTTCAGTAACCGTGACACCTAACTCTCCACCACGGCCATCTTTTATTTTTTTACCAACCTTTAAAACGTATGGTTCGTTTATGCCCTCATAACTACGACTAGGAAACGTAGCCCCCAATCCCACGCTCTGTAAGCTAACTATTTTCATGACTAACTCCTTTTAATTTTGAATACTTTTCAATAAACTTAGCTGCAAAATCGTACTTATTACCAACATTGTCACGCCACATATTGATGTCTGCTTCAATGTGATCTATTGGCTCATCAATATACCGACTAACATTAAACTCTTTCATTGTCGTCCTGTTTTGCGGCATAACATTTACTGTGCTAAATGCTAAGAAATCATTTTTATCATTCAGTAGATAATAAACATTGTTGACTTCACGGCTTAAACTATCACCATGAATAACGATTGCGTTGATACCTCGAATTGATAGATTGAATAATAGAAAAGGTAACGCACGTTCTGATTTTTCTTCTAATACCATATAATAATCTGATGGTTCATAGAAAAATGGGTTGTGGTTATCAATCAAATCATGCCACCAATGACGGATAGCAATACCACCTGTACCAGCTGCTGATTCAAAATAAGTATCAGAACCACCTACCAACCTTGTCATAATGTCAGAAATACTGTTTGGCGTGAAATCTTGCTTCTTAGTCTTGCGCTCGGACTGTTCACTTTCAAAATATTCGTGAAACCAATCAAACGATGTATCGCGCTCAACTTCCAAAAATGCTTTAAACGTTTGCTCACGTTGTTCACGATTCATCATGATTGACATTAACTTGTTTGGAACTTTGAATGCTTCATCAACACCGAGCAATTCATTAACTTTTTCGCTGGTGAATTTCATCTCATCACACTTTCCACAACTCGCCCATTTCTGATACGATAACCAGCAGAATAGGCAATCTTTTTAATCGTGTTCACGCTGATCATAAAATGCTGTGCAAGTACGTCAATTTCAGTAATGTTACTTCTGACCAATGCCTTTAATCTGCGCTTACGTTCTGATGTACGTTTCCGTTCGGATTGAGCACGTGTATCAAAACAATTTGTAAACGCCCCCGAAACTGCTGCTTGCTTATTGATACGTTTAATTGACTGTCTTTTGTATTCTTCGATTGTCATTGTATTCACCTACCAACATTACTTTTCTTGCCACCTGTTACAATAATTTCTGTCTTTACATGATGTGTCTTTTGAAATTCATCTAAATATTTCTTAGCTTCACGCTCTGTATCAAAAGCTCTCCAGAAATCATCATTCACATAAATGCTGTAATATGTTTTCATTGCTTTATACCTCTATTTGTTTAATTTCCACCGTCAAATAACCGGTTTCTGCATATCTTTTCTTGCCGTGTATATCAACAGTGGCGTTGTCGTCATGCCATAAAACGCCGTTCAATGCGTCTTCGATACTTTTGATGTAATTGCTCATGTCAGGCTTTGTTGTGGGTAAAATCAAACCACTAGCCGCCTCTGTGCGTTTTTTGCGTGACCACGATTTTGGAATAGGTCTAAATACATTAATGCTGACATCTAATCCGCCATCTAAAAGCTTGTAGTGTTTTCCTCTTGCAGCTATTTGCGCCATCATGCGTAAATCAGTTTTAAAATTCGCTGTCTTCTTCGGATCGTACATTCTGATGCTGTTACCAATACGTGCAGCTCTCGGTCTGGCTTGTGCCACTGGTTCAATGTCAAATTTAAATATCGTCATGCTTTCCTTTCTGCTAATTTGCTCTTATTCGTACCAAAACGCCTGTTTGTGACGTGCAAACGTCAGTTTTGTATAATTACACTAAAACTACTTTTAAACGCTTAAATCACTTTATATTCAGTCCGTGTGCCAATGCTATTTTTTCGTCAATCTTGATGCCGTTCAGGTGGTACTTGTTCATAAATGACTGAATGCCTATCTTATGTTGCTCTTGATGGTGTTCACGGCACAGGCTCATTGCTCGCAATCCTAAATGGTTTATCTTCTGACGATTACCGCCGTTAGCACCCACACTATCAACGTGTGCCAGGTCGGCGTGAGACTTACCGCAAATTACACAGCGCTTGTCTAGCAAACATCTGTACTCCCACCGTGCAATTTCCTGTGGCTCCAGTTCATTCAACGGCTTCACACTCAAAGCAATGTCATGAAGTGCTGCATAATCTAGCAACATGTTGATGAATTGGTTGGTATCAGTCTTAGTCCCTTTAGCAGCACTCAAACTAAATTCTCCAAAGTCTAAGCTGTTGTAATACTCATACATGGCGTAGAAATGCTGTTTAACCGTTTCAGGGGTTTCAATCCAGTAGCCACCCACTTGCGACCACCAGATGTCGTGCAACAATGCAAACGCAAACTTTCGCTGTTGTGCTGACACACCGTTTTCATCACTTGCTATCAATGACACTACCTGTGACTGTCCGTTGGCGTGATACTTCTCTAGCGTGTGAATATCATCAGTGTTCAACTGCAACGTGATTAAACCTTTGTTTGGGTCAACCTTATTCAGTTTTGCGAATAGCTCTGTCAATTCATTACCTCAAACTATCAGTTGTTACATCAAGTGCTGTAGCTATCTTAATGACCGTTTCAAACATCGGTTTTCGTTTTCCTGTCACAATTGGATGAAGTGTTGTGTATGGTATTCCAGACTGCTTCGATAGCCAATATAATGTGTGGTTTTCTTTACTGATTATTTCTTTGATTAATTCTGTATTCATAAATTAAACTCCTTGATTATGTCCTTAAAAGGTTATAAAATATCTGTGTGCTTTCGGGTACAAATAATCAACAAGGAGGGCTGTATCTTGACCCAAATGTTGAACTTTTCTGCGTTGAAGATTAACTGAGACATTTTAACTATTACGATAGCCAAGATTAATCTGTTTCCAGAGATTTGGGTGAGTTGTGAGTTGGCAGCTTGTGACTCGGAAAAATCAATGGATGGGGATTAATTTTCGGAACGTTTTTATGAATCGTTTATCATAGATGCCCAGATATAATCAGCGAGTGCCTATCGCAGAGCATCTAACAAGAATCACTTCGACTTGAGACAACGGAATTAGGCAGATGAGAGAATTGAAGTAATCTTTCATCAGCTATACTAAGCAATCATCAAGGACTTTTAACCAATGAAGTTGAGATGGTTGCTTTTTCATTCTGTTGCTTCCTTTCTCATCTCTTGCAATACTTTAGTTTTTTCAGTAAATTTCACGCGATCATTGTGTGCGCAAATCTTCATCGCTCACCTTACGAACCAATAACGGTTCATCAAACCCAAATACTTCTGATTCCTTTTTCGTCTTTGGACTTCTAACAATTTTCTTCAAGCCATTAATATATTTCATGCAATCAGGCTTTGTGCCGTGAAAATACACGTGTTTAGTTTTGTATCCAAATACTTCACTCATCCGTATACCTCAAATTTCCTCTATACCCCAATTCCAAGGTTCACTGTCAACGCACATGCGCTTTGCTAATGCGTACTCCACATCATCGAAATTCGTGAACACTCTCGGGTCTCGCATAATCACTCTGTCGTTTTCTGTACAAATCATTTGATAACTCATTCTCTGACATCGTCCAATCCGTCAAACACAACCGTGTTCTCTGCTTTTTTTGTAATCAGTCGGCTAACAATCTTCTTGTTGTACATGCGTTCCAAATCGCCTCTATCGTTGTTTGTGGTCACGATAGTGCTGTAACGCTTGTTGCCGTCTTTATCTTTCACTTGCCTTGCTTCAGCAACTCGAAACCAGAACTGCTGTAATCTTTCAGTGGCACTACCTTCGTTTTTCATACCACCCGCTTCTGAACCAAAGTCATCAAGTATCAATACATCAACTTCACGCATTGATCGCTCAATGTTCTTTATCTTGATAGCTGCTTCATTGTCGTTGAAGTCATACATAATCAGTTCTCGTAAGTCCATAACACTGACAAACATACTCAACTTATCTGAGCGCTGTTTCAGCGCATCGATGATTGCTAACACCATGGCTGTTTTACCAGTACCAGCTTCACCGTAGAATAGAACGTTGAAATTACTATCAAACATTCTCTTTGTGATGTCTGCTGATTTTTTCCAAATATCGTGGGCTAACTTTTCATTTGGTTGCACTTTTGGATTCCACTTCTGAAATGTGAACGTCTGCTCACCGCTGGTTCCCCACACGCTATCTAGTTTGTAGATACGTGCCCTGTTATTAACCAATGCTTGACGAACTCGTTCCTGGTCTTCACGTTCTACTTTTTCACGCCATGCTTGCAATTCTTCATCGCTAACCTTGTTCTTGGCAAAGCGTTCATCATTTTCTAACATCTCCTTGAGGCTATTCATCTCGTTCCATAGCCTCCGTTCTTTATTGCTGGTTTGCTAGTTACCTGGTTTTCATTCAAGTAACTTTCAAACTTAGTTCCAAACAACGTTTCAGGCCTTAGGTACTGTTTCATTTTTTGATCTGTTAACCATTGCTTGCTTTTAACATCAATCACGGTTCTAAAATCATCTAAACTAAATCCCTCGTTAAATCTTGCTTTGATTAATTTTTTAGTTTTAGTTCCACTACTTCGATACTTACTGCCAGTCTTTTCATTCAAATAATGAACAACTTCTTTGTAAGGGAGTTGGTCGGGTTCTTCGGAACCGGACAATATATCTTTTCTATCCTTACCTAACCTAACCTTACCTAACCTATCCTCTGCGGACATTTGGTTGTCAATTGGTTGCACTTTGGTTGTCATCTGGTTGTCAACGTAATAAGCGCCATCTATATCAACGTTTAAAAGACTTTTTTCAGAACGATAAATCGTTGGTTTCACTCGGTCTTTTCTGATTTTGTTGTTTAAGTTCCAATCTTTAACAACACTAACGCCGGTTTCAAACATGATGATGAATCCCTTCGCTTTCAACAAAGATAGATCATCACTATTAGCGCCATAAGCACGACTTAACATCTTAGCGTTGCCTATGAATCCCTCGTCATCAGCTTCCATTCCTAGATGAAAATATAGTAATTGACTAGACATTGGCATATCCACAAAAGTATCGCTAGTTGTAATTTCTTTACTAAACATTCTTCGTTGTGCCATGTGTCACCTCTTAGAATGGTAGGTCATCAATGATATCTAACGGACTATTTCCTTTAGAGGCGAATGGATCAACATCAGCAACATTCGTATTGTTTGATTGACTGGATTGTGGCTGTTCTCCTCTTGGCTCCAATAGGTCAAAAGTATTAGCGTTGAGTTCATTTACATAAACTCTCTGACCAGCATTATTTTCATAGTTACGTGTCTGCCATTCACCACTCAAACCAACTAGAGAGCCTTTGTGTGTGAAGTTTGAAAGGTTTTCTGCCGCTTTACCCCACATGGTGAAATTGATAAAGTCCGCTGTCGGGCCATCTTGCTGTTTAAATCGACGATTAACAGCTACCGTTCCACTTCCAACTGCTTTGCCTGATTGTGTGTAACGTAATTCAATATCCTTAGTTAGTCGTCCCGTTAGGTTCACTTGATTCATTTGCTTGCTCCTCTGCTTTTTGATGCCATTCTGTTACTTTTGCTAATAGTGCTTTGTAGTTTGATTCTTGAACGAATTTGAGGGCTGATACACCGACAGACTTTAAGGTATAGGCCATCATGTCTTGTCCACTTATTTCTGATGTATCCGCAATCAATCGTTCTAATAATTGCAGTTGCTCTTTTGTAATTAGTTTTTGTTGTGGTGCTTGTTGGCTCTTTGTATTCTTACTTGCTGCATTGCCGTCATCATCAACATCACTTGCGATACCAAACGCCATGGATAAGCTGTATCGTCTTGCATATGTCAATGCTGACCCTTCTGCTTGAGCTGAGTTTGTTCCTCTGTTCCCTAAATCATCAGCAATTTTTGAACCGATTAAATCTATCGTTTCGCCATAACCAATAATTCTAGTAAGCATTACTCCGTTGTCGACAACATTAGTGAAAAAGAATTTTGCACCTGCCTCTTTACGAGCTTTTACGATTGAATTAATAACAGCGTCCAAAGTCACATAACTTGATTTGAACATTGGATTACTGGCATCTTTTTTTGGTTGTTCGATATTATTCTGTGTTTCAGCTAATGCCTCGTATAGATTTTGATAATCACTCATATTTCACCCTCTTTTGTGTTTCGTGAACAACGACCTTATCCAAATCTTCCTGTATAGTTTCACCGAATTCTTTCTTCAATTTAGTAGGTGTTTTGACTTCAACTGCTTGCCAACCATACTTTTTAACAAACGCTTTCTTGAGCGCTTCATCATCTTGGGCTAATGACTGTTTGTTGCTTTCTCCATAACTGATGTGTTTGAATTGAGTTCCATTATCTAAACGTGATTTCAATTCCGCATCAGTCTTTTTAATACCGTTTTTTAGATACTTGATCAGATACACTAAGTCTTCAAATGTTGTGTTATCTAACTGCTTTAACTGAACATCATCAGTCATAATACTCAAGCCAAACTTTTGACCAAAATCATCAATAATTGTTATTTCATTTGCCATAATTAATCTCCTGATTCTAACTGTGTTAATTCTTGTTCGAGTTCTTCTACGTAATCTTGGCAACCTTGAATTTCGTCCAATGCTGCATCACGTTCTTTGCATAAGTATTCAATTCTGCTCTGCTTTTTTCGCCATGCTGAACTTTCAACATCTGGCTGAAAATGAGCTAATGCATCTTGTACCATTTGCATTTACCTCGTTTCTTGCTATAATCGAGATATAAATTATTTTTAGGACAATTTATACCTACTGCGCTTAGACAACTCCAATTGTGCTAAGCGTTTTTCTTTTGCTTCATAACCTTGTTAGCTTCATCAAGTGCGCGTGTGTTATCACTTGCGTGCTCAATGTGTCGCTGTGCTTGGTTCCAAGTCATGCCGCTATCCATTAATTCGTTGATGTCACGCAACGCTTCTTTCTCATCAAACTTTCGCTCTGAATAGAAGAAGTAGATGATCGCGACAACTACGATAATGATTGCTACTATTCCGTATGCCATTTCACACCTCTTCCCTGTCAAACATTTTGGCTTTCTTGTATTAATTGGTTGTATTGCTTTTCATTAAGACCATGAATTTCATCGTCTTCTAACATCACGTTGTGGAAAATGTGAATATGATCCAAATAATTTCTCGAATAACCTTCGTCATCATCTCGCGATAAGTCCATATTCAAATCGATCATATACGTGCTGAAATCTTCTGAATTGTTGAACCGAGCGATAATCTCTTGCTCATCGTTCTCGATTGTGATTGAATGTAGAACAAACTTTTTAGCCATTTCGCTAACCTAACTCTTTCATCAATTTCAATGCCTTTTCGGCTTCGTCAATCGGTCTATAATTGATAGATAGCTCACCCTCTATCGCCTCACGACCTTTGCTAATTGATGCCTGTGCGTAATCAAGCAACGACTGCCTGATGTCTTCTAAATCTGCACTCTTTGACATGCTGACCTCTTTTCTACTGTTTTATTGTCTGTGCGGTGGTATTCTTTAATTACTAGCTCATTCGCTTAGTCTAGGAAAGGAAATGATTATTATGGGATTAACACCAAAACCCGTTCATACAGACCCAACCCAAACTTGGGAAGACCTTGATAGCTTTTTACAATTCACGTTTTCAGAAGGTAGTAAATCTAAGGAACCCACCGTTGCATATATCGACCCAGATAAATATGTGATGACAACTGAAGAAATTCTACAAGCCGGTCGTGACAATAACTATCAAGTTACTCTTCAACCAGATGGCCAAATCAAGTTTGAATAATTATTTTTCATACAGTGCTCTGTTGGAATTATTTAATGCTTGATAGGCTGTATTTTGAGTTGACTCAACCTGTTTCTTCAGAGAAATCACCTCTTTTTTTAAGTCGGTGATTTCTTTTTTTAATGCCAAAATTTCTTGTTTTTCTTCCATGATTTTTCTCCTCATGCCGCTTGCAAAAACTTGTTGATAAAGTATTGCTGACCTTTTCCGGTAACTTTAGGTGTCTTAGATACCGTGACACTGCCGTTGCTTCGAGCGATTGATGTTTCCTTGATTTCAAACAATTCCAACTCCATACTCTTCTGTGTTGGCATGTTGTAATCTGTACCCCTGCGCCGTATTAAGTAGCCATTATCACGCAGCCAACTGAACAACCGTGTAGCACCTGTATCAACACCGTTTTGTTTGAGTATCTTAGCCAATTCACCAACCAGAACGCTTGTATGGCTAGTTGCTACTGCGTCCGCAAACAACGCTTTAGGTTTCATCTCGGCAATGATTTGGTCTTTCTGCTCAAGCAGTAACTGTGATGCTTTCAGACCAAGTGCCATTTGATAAGATGGATCGTTGGCTAACTTCTTGTAGCGGTCTTCGACTTGGATAAAGTAATCTCGAATTTGTTGACTCTTTTCAGTCTTCGACATCATAGCTACGTTCTTAGCCATATCGACTGTTAGACTAAAATCAGAAACAGTTCTAAGCGCCCCATTACCGCCGTTATTAACGGTCGTACCTCCAGGTACTACCGTCCAATCAGTACCTTCAACGTACATTTCTTGATATTGCTCAAACCATGCACTAAATCGTTTTTTAACGCCAAGCTCCTTATACAATTCTCGAGCGCTTACTCGTGTCTCGCCTTGCTCATTTTGATTAATCTTGATAATTTCTTGCATATTGCTTACCTTCCTAAATTTCTCCTTCATACTTTCTGCCAACTGATATAGCAGCCGTAAACGCGTCCCATGCTTTTCGTGGAATCACACCACCACGTTGATGGTATTTAATGAAGGGTGCATCGTCTCTGCTTAGGAAAACTGATCGTAATGTATCTTGACTAGTTTGTGTGTACAACTCCAATAATGAAATCGTCATCAAGTTCGGCCAACCTATTCTGTTATATGTTTCTATTTTTTCAACACGCTCAGGTGTTAATTGAAATGCTGTTGCCATGTTACTGTTCCTTTCCTGTGTTAAAATGGAACTGTTATTGTTCCACAGCTCGACTACTTCAATAGTCGGGCTTTTTCTATGCACTCTTTTCCTGTTCCTTTATAGGAACATCAATCGTAAAAAAAAAACGATACGGTATTCCAAAATCACGAGACATCTTTCTGACTTCTGATAATTTAAAATCAGAACCTGTGCCATTGATTTTTTTGTTGATATAGTTGCTGGTTGTATCTAAAGACTTCGCTAATTCTTTTTGAGAAATTGAATTAGTCGCTAACCACCCTTTCAACTCACTGTATGGCTTCCTAATTCTTTCTGCCATAGGCGCCTCCTTTCTGTTCCTTTAGGGGAACAACTATATAATAAACCACTATTTTCTCTTTGTCAACACTTTTATTCCCACAAAGGAACATTTATGTTATACTGTGTTCATATAGGAGGAAACATCTATGTTTTCAGAAAGATTAAAAACGTTAAGAAAGTTACGTGGAATGTCTTTAGATAAATTAGCTGACGCTTTAAATAATAAATATGATACAAACATCAGCAAAAGCATGTTGTCTCGTTGGGAAAATGGCGCCGACCCACAGATGTCGTACGTTAGAATTATAGCTGATTACTTTAATATTGAACCAGACGACATAATTAATCCCATTTCTTCAAAAGAAGAAATAAAAATACAGAAAGCTGTAAATGATAAAATTGCCGTTGCTGATGAACGACAAACATTCATCGACAATACCAACGATTTGATGAAACAACTTAATGATTTCAGACTAGAAAAAGTATACAATTATACTGAAAATCAATATAACGAGCAGAATAAAGTCCTTAAAATGCCCGTAAAGAGCGAAGTTGAATTATATGGTGCAGTATCAGCCGGTACTGGTGAATATCTATTAGACAATACACCGGAGGTTGTGCCTTATGAGGGCGTTGTTCCTGAACATGATTATGCCGTTATCGTCAACGGTGTATCTATGAGACCTTTGTTTGAAGACAAGCAGATTATCTTTGTTAAGAAGACATTTGAAGCACGCAGCGGTCAAGTTGTTATCGCCTACTATGATAATCAGGCATACGTAAAAAAGTACGTCAATGATGAAAAAGGCGCACGCTTCGTTTCTTTGAATAAGAGTTATGATGATATGCCTATTGATGAAACACATGAGACACAGATTATCGGTGTTGTCGTTCTATAAACCGCTTTGCGGTGTACAAATTATGTGCCGAGCGTCCACATTAAAAAGCTTTGGAGATTAGAGATATGGGTAAGAAAATCGTTGGAGATGACGGTAAAACGTACGTGCAAAAAAAGCCATTTTATAAGCGCGTTTGGTTCTGGTTGTTAGTGATTATTCTCGTGATTATTGCCTTTAGTTCAATGGGTGGCAATAGTGATAAGGCGACAAAAGTTAACTCAACAGCAAATTCAAAGTCATCTACAAAAGATGTAAGTAAGGAAACTTTTAAAGTCGGTGACACAATTAAGGCAGACGGAGTAACTCTAAAAGTCAACAAAGTTGATTTTAATGATGGCGGTTCTATATCGCAACCAGATAGCGGAAAATCCTACGTGATTATAAACGTAACAATTACTAACGTTGATAAGTCAAAAGTTAGTTATAACCCTCTTGACTTCAAAATTGATGATAAAGGTAACCAAACTGATCTAACGGAAATTGTTATGGACGACAATGGAAATAATATTGTTAATGATGAATTGAAGTATGGAGACCTTTCTAAGGGAGCTACAGTTACAGGGACTCTAATCGGTCAAGCCGTTAAAACTGATAAGTTAAAGCTAATTTACACCGGTTCTTTGTTCTCTGATGAAAGCAAGATAACCATAGATTTGAATTAGTCAATGCCCTTATGGGCGTACATAAAAAAGCACACCCCTAACCTGCAAGTCAAAGGGTGTGCTAAGAGAGAAGTAAACGCACGGGGCGTTCTATTAGATTATAACAGATATAAGCCCCCTGATAAAGGAGGCTTTTTTATATGGCAAGTTTTGAAAAACGTGGTAAAAAATGGCGAGCAGTCGTCTCTTATGTTAACGGACACGGAGTTTTCAAGAAAGTTACATCTACATTTGATACACAACGTGAAGCTAAGTTGTGGGCTGCTAAGGAAGAAGTTAAGGTCAAAAACGGATATGATCCAGAAAAATCAAAAACGACCTTTAGCAATTATTATCTTGAATGGTTGAAAACATATAAAGAACCAACCGTCAGAATATCATCTATGAAGAAATATCAAACATACGCCAAGAATATCGCTACTATGTTTGAAGAGTTGAAGTTATCTCAAATAACCCCCTCTATCGCCCAAGAACGCATTATAGAGTTCGGTCATACTCATTCACTAGAAACGACAAAAAACATTACTACAACTATTAAAAGCTCCCTAAAAGACGCTTATGTTGACGGATATATTGAACGTGACGTATTTGGGAGACTTAAAGCCGTCAGCAGTAAAAAGCAAACTAGTATACAAAATTATCTCGATGCTCAAGAATTCGAGAGATTACAAGACTATCTCTATTCAATTATAGAGAACGCAGACCGTTTTCATCTCCTAGTATTAATCGCAATCGAAACTGGAGCACGATACGGAGAGTTATTAGCTTTAACTAGATCAGACTTTGATTTGGCAAAACAGGAAGTAAGCGTTACAAAATCATATTCTAGCGGAGCAAAAATGGTTACTAAGCCTAAAAATAAATCATCTATACGAATTATTCCGATTTCTTCAAGGTTGACAAAAACCATGACTGATTATTTTAATAAAAATGATGAGGTGAATCTGTTCTACTATTGGTCAAATCAAACCGTGCAAAATAATTTAAGACGGATACTTAAATCAGCCAACGTTCATCAGATAAGATTTCATGGTTTACGTCATTCTCACGTCTCCTACCTCTTACACAATGGTGTTGACATCGACTACATTTCCAAAAGAGTTGGGCACTCTAACATCGGAATAACACTCAGTGTGTATAGTCACATGCTAAAAGAAAAAGAGCAAACTCAACGTGAGCTTGCTCTTAATATACTGGATAATATTAGGGAGTAATAAGCTACTTTCCCCAATTTTCCCCAGAAACACTGTAAAACAGCGGTATAAGTGGCTATTAA